GAGTATGATTGCTGGTCGGATCTGAACAAGTTTCTTCACGACGTGCTTCCAGACACAGAGGTTCGCATCTACTTCCTGTCCTACTTGGCGAATGCGCTGACCGGTGAGAACGATGCGCAGAAGTTCCATATCCTGACCGGAGAGGGATCGAACGGAAAGTCGATGTTGATGATTCTGATGTCCACAACCATGGGAGATTATGCGTGCACTGCGCCGATCTCGTTGCTAACACAGGGTCGTAACAAGTCTGCGGCGGCTGCTCCGGAGCTGGTGCGCATGAAGGGTCGTCGGTTTGTGACCATGCAAGAGCCGGACGAGCAGGTGCCGCTGAACACGGGTCTGATGAAGGAGCTGGCTTCGTCTGAGAAGATCACGGCTCGTGACCTGTATGCGGGTTCGAAGGCGATGATTGACTTTGAGCTTCAGGCTCGCTTCAATCTGGCGTGTAATGAGAAGCCGAAGATCAACACCACAGATGGAGGCACGTGGCGTAGGTTGGTGGTTGTTGGTTTTCCGAACAAGTTCGTGTTCGAACCCAAGCTCCCTCATGAGAAGCTGATGAACGAGAGCATGAAGCAGAACTGTATGAGCGAGGCATGGGCGACTGCGTTCCTGAGCTACCTGGTTCACCTGTTCACGGAGGGCAATGGTCTGCGCAAGCTGGCTGCACCGGAGAAGGTCATGGAGTACATTGCGGAATACAAGGAGGACAGTGACGTGATCGCCAAGTTCCTCCGTGAGAAGATCCACGTCCACCCGCCGCTAGCGGATGGTGATCAGGAGCGTGAGCCCCAGTCGTGGCCGAGTATTACGATGGCATTCAGTGAGTGGAAGCGGGCAAATGAGCTGATGAAGGGATCACCTGCGGACCTGAAGAAGCGCCTCGAGGCGGCGCATGGAAAGATGCCTAGGGGCGGGTGGGCTTCCTTCCGGTGCGGCGACGCTTAGACTTCGACTTGCGGTGGCGAGTGCGGTGGCGACGACGGCGACCACCGGCTCCAGGCGCGCTACCTGGTTTCGCCTGCGTATCCATCGAAGTAGCCTGGGATGCAGCTGACTCCTGGTTGCCGGGCCACAGGGAACTAAACTTTGATCTCAACCAGTCCATTATTACTAGCTACGTTTTTTACTGCGCACCTCCACGACCAGCTCCGATGCGAGTCAGGACATACGAGCGCAGCAGGCCAATCGTGAAGACGACCAGGGCGAAGGAGACGATCAGGTTGACCAGGTCACCAATGACCGCACCAATCTTGAGCTCAGCCGAGCCAACCTTGATACTGAATGCCGTGATGCCCTTGCCCGCCGACGCCGCCGGGGCGAGGAGCGGCACAAGGATGCCGTCATTCAGCGACTTGAAGAACGCAGCCACTACACTTCCGAGATAAAACGCCGCAGTCAGAATGATGATGTCCTTCGTATCCAGCATTTATTGAATCAGCTAGAATGTTTTTGAGGCTACGACATAATGAAGATCCGTAGTGTCGGATTGGATCGGTTGGCTGGAAAAGCCAAGTCCATCCTCGCGTTTGATTGCGAGTTTTGGCACGTTGGTGAACAATTTTTGCCTCGAGAAGTGGGTGGCTATCACTTGACCCGAAGTGGAGATGGCTGGACTCGTTCCGCGCCCTTCTTTGTTGTGCTTCCTCCGCCACCGAATCAGTTGAATCGCGTATCGTCTAGCTACTCTACGGTGACACCTGCCACATCCTTGGTCTTGGATATGATCGAGGAAACAGAGCGGTCAGCACCTGAGTTTCTTGGTCAGAATGATAGTGTAACTGCGTATTTTGCCGATAAGCTTGTCAAGCCCCATCTGAAGCCCGCCTCCTGGTTGACAGGATTTATAAAGATGATGTCACAATCCGTTGTTGTGGTGAAAGGTGGGGTAGACCTGAGCGCATTGAAGGCGGCATGTGCTCGCCATCACATTACCTACCATGCGCCGTTGGGTATCTTTGATATTGCTACCCACAACTCTCAGTTTACGAAGAGATGTAAAACGGCAAAGCTGGCTGGAACGTATGCCTGTATTGCTCATGAGCTGGACTCTGGACTGAAGAAGGCGTTTCCAGTTGGACAAGCCCATAACCCCGTCTTCGATGCTGCGATGACGATTCAGATTGCTGCGTGGTTGGCTGAGAAAGATATGCGCTGAGAACAATGGACACCCGCTTCTGGGGCCCGAGTGCGTGGCAGTTGTTCCACCTGATAGCCGAGGGGTCACCCAAACCTATTCCAACGTTAACCTTTATGGCTCGTATATTGCCCTGCAAATACTGCCGTGAGAGCACCACAAACTTTGTGTCCGACCTTCCACTGACGAAGGCTATGAACGCTGGACATTGGTTATACGAGATCCACCGCAAGGTGAATCACAAACTAGTCACTCAAGCCGAAACAGATCCGAAGGTGGTTCTACCAGACCCTGATCCCACCTATGACGATGTTCACAAGAAGTATGCGGAGCTTCTGAGGAAAAAACCCCACGCTGTGCCTGGTCGTGACTTTCTGTTTTCGATTGCGTATAACTACCCTGATCATCCGGACTATGATGACATGAGTCTTCAGCATATCTTTCTGCGCATGCTGGCTCGGACATATCCCTTTCCTGAACTACGCAAAGTCTACGCAGAGTATCTGAACACACATCCGATTGCCCTGGAGTCGAGAGCCTTATACCTGCGTTGGATGTATGGCTTGTTGAAAGTGTTGTCGGCAAAAACGAAATCGCCGATCCGGACATTTAGAGGATACACACATCATGTCGCATACTACAAGAGTGGATGCTCAAAACCAACCTACCATGGAAAGACGTGCCGCCGACTGGATAACGGGAGCTTCACGAAATCCCGGGATCATCGACGAACTCGACGGATCGCTGTTGGAGGTCTACTTACGTAAACAGACGGCCGAAGAGGCTACTCTGTGTATGCGAGTGTATTTGGTGTGTGTAGCGGTGTTAACAATTCTAGTTATGTGGTCAATGGTTGCTTAGAAAAACGACTTGCGGCTCTTGCGGCGAGTCTTGCGCGCCTTGGGTCCAGCCGACGAAGAGCGCTTGTACGTCTTCTTCGCCTCGAGGATAACCTTCTTCAGACCGTCACCCTTCTTGTAGGTGCCACGGTGCTTCATCTCCGACATCGTCTTCTTCACGTGAGTGAGCCAAGGATTCGCCATTTTGTTTTAACCGCGGGAAATGAATCCAGGCTGGCTTGAGCTCGGGCAGAGATTCCACTGGCATCCATACGCATGGACATCATCTAACACCTTAAACCTAGAAAAGGCTTCATCTGGAGCGACCAATACGATACCCTTTTGCGTGAACGAGCGGATTTCCTCTGGCTCACGCGGATGCGCGGCCTGTTGGTAGGTCAGACGACGCAGAGACTGTTCATTCCATGAAAGATTTAACATCGGCTCGAGCTCTGTTCCGCGAACCTCCGAACCCGATACAAGAATCAGTGTATTCGCAAGCTGGCTTAATGGCTTATCAATAACCGGTCCAGACATCAGCTGCTTCCGCAGTGTTGTCCTGAGATGATATGCCATTCGGTTCATCGTAAAGTTCTTATTCGTATGCGATACGATGGAGAGGATAAGCGGTGTCCTGCTAGGGAATGCTTCTTGAAGAATCGTTACGCAGGCTGATTCAAATGTTCTTGAATACAGCGCAATATCGGATCCAGAGGGCGGAGGTTTGAGCGCAACAATAGGCTCGTCTTGTTGATCGGAATAGACATGAAGTTCAATCAGTCTGTATCCCTTCTTCAACGCAGTGGACAAATCTTCGAACGTGCTTCCCTGAACAAGATACTCCTTCAGTGTTTTTGACTGATCTTCAATTACATCTTGAACAGGAGTGCTTGCCATTACATACCCTGCAGCCACCAGCACACCGATTGCCATCACGGTTTCCATTGTTGATGTGTCGTCTTATTTTTTATCCTTGCGATACGCCAGATCACGCAGGGCATTGACATCATCATCACTCACCCGCTTATCCATCGGGATATCCAGCAGACATGCGCGATGAAAGTATAAACAATACATTCCGCACTCAGACTCCTTGAACTGGTGGCGGGTCTTGTTATACGTCAAACGCATCTTCGGTCCACCATGCGCATCCCATTGCTCCTTCCA